GTGCATTTTGTGCTGCAAATTGTTCACCTGCCATACCTAAAGTAGGTTGCATACCTGATAATGCTGAAGTAGCTGTTTGTGTGCCTAATACGCCTGTAGGAGTAAATGGACTGATAGCTTCTGTAGTACCAAATAATGATGCTGGAGCTGCTGCTTGAGCTGCACCTGTTGCACCTGCTCCTGCTGCACCACCAAATAGACTTGAACCTACACCACCTAATGCACCACCCATTGCTGCACCTAAGAGTGGGTTTTTACCCATTGCTGCTGAACTAACAGCACCAATTGCTGCTGGAATTAATACTGGTGCGCCCATTATTTACCTACCTTTCCTACTAAGTAGCAGATTGGTTCTAAGATAGCACGATAAATACGACCTAATGTGTCTCTCTTATTGCCACGCATTTGTTTATAAATGTCAGCAGTTCTATGTCTAGCAATATGTGCTAATACATTACGTACTACTTTATTAAGTTTACATTCACCTTTAGCAAAGTTTACTAATGGTAAGAATAGTGTGTGATAGCCTTTTTCATATACTTTAGCGTTAGGCATATTTTCTGAATGTTTAAGCCAAATTGCATTTCTGAATGAACCAAAACCGTATGCTTGTTCGTTCATCATTGTACATACAATCTTGCCACCACCTGATGATTGTTGTTGTGATGTAGAAACTTGACCCATAGGTGTACCATAAGCAGCACCAAGGTATGCAGATAGTTTTTGATATGGTAAGTTTTGTTCGTAGTTATAACGGTCAATAGCTGATTGTAATGCTGTTTGTTGATAACCTTCAGCAGTTTTACCTACGTTAGCTAATTGTTGAATATCAGCATAGTCAGCAGCAGCCATTTGTGGTGCGTTAAATGCTGATTGTTGTTGTAATGCACGTTCATTAGCATAATTTTGATATGCTAAATCACCATATTTGTTTGCTAATGTAGTAGCTAGTGTGTTTGCTGCTCTATTTTGAATGTCAGCAGATACGCCTGAACCATAACGACCAGCTAAAGATGCTGTACCTTGTGCAGCTTTAATAGCGTCATTATATGCTTGTGTAGCTTGTTGTGTTGCTCCGCCTAATGCTTGTGTGAAGTATGGGTTACCAGCAGATAAGTATTGTCCTTGAACTGTGCCTAATTGTTGTGCTTGACCAGCTTGTTGTAATGGACTACCCATTAATGCTCTATTTTGAGCTGCTTGTAGTGATGCAGTAGTTTGTGAAGATGGACCAACGTATGTTTGACCAGGGAAATAAGAAGGACCAGGAGTTTTATATAAACCTTTAGCTTCTTGTAAACCATATTCTACATAAGGTCTAACTGTTGGGTCTAATTCAGATGTAGTTTTTGTTGTAGATGAACCACCACCACCTGAACCACCTCCACCATAAAATGTGAATGATTGTACTAATTCTTGTACCCAATTGTGTAACTTAAACATATTATTTCCTTAAAGTGTATATTCCCATGTTTGAGGTTTAAAACCCATTTGTCTTGCTCTACGTTCCCATCCTTTTCTTTGTGAATTGAATGTAACTTTAGACTTACCGCCTTGTTTCGCTATTGCTTGAATTTCTTGAAATGCTTGATAAAATAGTGTTTGGTCATTAATAGTAGACCAAGAAGCCCATACATGAAGTGAGTCTCCTAATGGTTGAAGTACTACAAAACCTACTGCTTTATTGTTTATAATGCCTATAAAAAGCATTGACCTATTTTCATAACAGTCACAATAAACATCTTCTACTATCCAAGATGTATGACCACGTTGTCTTACTAATTCAAGACCATGTTTTACATAGTTCCAATGTTGACGTAAATTATCTTTAGGTATATAGTGTAATATCATCCTATAATTATATCACGCTACAACTAAATATCTGTACGTCTTTGTAGTTAATGTGTTAGCAGGATGCGTAATTACAGCTTCACCTTTAGTAGTAGAACTTATCCATACGCCACCAAATAAACCTGTAGAATAACCATCACCAGATATATAATTCATAGTCACAATAACACTAGGAATATTAGGTCTAGTAGGTGAAGTTAATCCTGTAAATGATGCAATAGTTACGCTAGTACTTGATGTTCTCCATACAAGTTCTATATAGTCATCTGCTGCTAATGTTGCATAGTAATTAAGTGCAGCAATAACTTTATAAGGGTCACTAGCTGACTTTCTAGGTGCTAAACCAAAACTACTATTAGAACTAGGTATATCTGTACCATTTTTTCTAAACCATACGTCTACTTCTTCTGTAGCATTAGAAAGACTAGATAGTTGAAGACTAAACTGTATGTTATAAATACCAGAATATTTTACTTTTAAATGTGAACTACTTAATAACTCAATACCTTCTTGAAAGTCTGTAGTATTTAAGTCAATAGGATATGCTGTAGTAGTACTTGCTGCTGTATGTGTAGTAGTATTTTGCCATGCACCATAAGGTAATGCAGTATTAGTTGCATCTGCTGCTGTAGCAGTAATAGGCATAAGTAAAACTACAGAGTTATAACCTATACGTTCATCATAAATAGTGGTTGTAGTTGCACCACCAGCGTTTAGAGTAATTTCACCTGTATTATTAGACTTACCTTCTACAAGGTTATTTACTACTTCTGATACTTCTCTTGGCGTTCCACCTTGCCAATTCAGTTTACGATACATGTCACGTATGGACATTATCTATTCCCACTTTGTGTATATGTTACGTCTATAGAAATAGCATGTGTCCATGTTCCTGTAGGCGTTACTCTAATTCTATGATAACGACCAAAAGAACGTAATGGACATGTTCCATCTGAGTTTTGTGTAACTGTAGACTTATATGTCACAGTACCGTTTAATTCTTTACGAGATGCTATAGCCATTGTACAAGCACCATTATCTATTTGTGAACGACCATTAGTGACTACAGAGTCATATCCAAATTCCATTTCACCTACGACAATAGTTCCTGTAGAATTTTGTCCGGTAAATGTAATAATTTTAGCACCATCTGCACCACCTAGTAAGAACTTACCACCTGACCATACACGACTATCTAGTGAAGCAGGAAGTGAGTCTAAAGTACCATAAGCATCTAATCCTTCTAAAGTGATAGAAGATGAAGCTAAAGATACAATGTATTCTGAAGTAGTATCAGCAGATGACCATTTCTTAACTAACCAATTGTAGATAAGAAGTGAACGACCACCGTTAGTATTAGGATAATTCCAAATTACAATATTACGAATTGGGTCAATAGCAGCACTAATAGTATCTTGTTGTGATAAAGCCATGTTTTCGTAGAAGTATTCATCTACTTTATCGTTACCAATGTTATATACATTAGTACCGTCACAAGCATAGAAACCGTCATCTGCTAAGAAGTATGTAGTAGGTCCATATTGTGTAATAGAACCTGGTGTATTACATCCTAAATTACGTGAAATAGCGTCAAATTGGAAGAATAATGGTGAACCAATATATGACATACGGTAAATAGCACGTTCTAATAAGACAATACCAAACTCTCCTCCTGTGACCCCAACTATATTACCGCCCTCGGCGAGTATCTGATAGTCAGCTTGTGAAGCACCACCTGAAGTCCAGTCAGTTTCATCATTAATGTCTGACCATTGTAATTTATTAGCTGTCCCACTAATATTAGCAGCTACTACAAAGTCACGAACTACTGTAATATATTTAGCAATAGGAGCTGTAGCAGATACGTCTGCAAAATTAGTAGATGTTCCTACATACCATGCTTGTATTTTAGATGAATTATTAGATGCTAATACAGCGTTACCAAATTGAACAAAACTCCAACGGTCAGCACCACTATAACCACCTGACTTACTTACATCATCTAATGCAGTAGTAGCAGGGTTAAACTTAAATAGTTTAGTAGCACCACCTGCAAATAATACAGTATCTAATTCAAATTTAGCAGCAGTTACATTGTTTAAGTTTTCACTAGCAGCACTAGAATAGTCAGCAGATAAAGGAAATGGACCATATCCTACTGTTAAAGGATATACGTTATTAGCCTCTAGTAACGCATTTGTGGTCGTAGGCTGGTCTGGTAGCCATTCTGTAAAAGCTATTCTTTGAGTAGTCATTACTCACCCCAGTTTTGTGCGTTTAATACCTCAATAAGAGCTTCTACAGTTGCTGCATTAGTAATTGCTGTTTCAAGTCTATTTGCTTCTGTAACGATAGCTGCACGTTTAGTCACTACGTCAGCAGGAATGTCTACATTGCGTTCTAGTTTACGCACTACATACCAGTCAGTTTGTGCTAATAGCTTACCTGCTGTATCTTTTATTTGTGCAATAAAGTTAGACTTAAGACCTTTAGTAATAACTTGGTTACCTTTATTATCTAATAATGGAGAATTATCTTCTTTAACTTCAGCTTTATCTTCTAATGCTTTAGGGTTATTAATGTCACCATTCCAATAGAACCTATCGTCAGCACGAACAGGGTCAGCTACCCATGTGATACCAATAGCTAGTTTTTGTGCTTCTGTAGCTTGGTTAAGCCACCCACTAGGATATTGTGTGCCATTAGCGTCATAAAATGTAACGCCTTCTCTTAATATATTGCCATTTAATAAAAACATAATTTTTCCTTATCTTGCGTTAGCGTTTTTGAATGGGTTTTCTGCGAATGCCATGTAAATGTATGTTGCACTAGACTCATTAACAGAGCCATCTGTTCCTCTAGTTTTAAAACCATTTGATAAAATATCAATAGCATAAGAAGTTCCAGAATTACTTGCATTTGAATTATTAGTAAATAAAGCATCTGCTGTTTGATTATAAGTGCTTCTTGATGTATCCATCATAATCCAACCTTGTAATGATGAAGTTGCACCTCCACCACTATTTTTAATCATTACATATTTTGGTCTAAACCCTAAATAAACAAACACACCATCAGAACTACCATTACCTGTGTAAGAACCAAACTTACTAAACCCTGCTATTTCTGCCCATACATATAATACATAAGTAGAACCATTATTGTTAGAATCATTATTACCTAAAGAAATAACAGATGATGTTGGAAGTGTATTATTAAATGTTATTTGCGAACTTGCTACACCTGTAGTATTTAGACCTTCTATAACTTGAGTTGCACCTAAAGATGTGTGCCATACATACCAATTAACTGAAGCTCCTCTACTTTTTAATAATATCATTTTAGGAGCTACACCTAAACCATGACCTACAGTTTTTGGACTAGAACCAACACCTGTATAAGTCACAATACTAAAACCAGCAGTTGTGTTTGCAGATACAGTAGATGTAATAGAACCTGAAGTGTTAGATGATGTTGAACCTTGTCCAGCTTGCCATTGCCAACCTACATAAGTGTATCCATTATAATTTGTTCTTCCAGATGCTCCACCTGCAACAGATACTGAAAATCCATTTGAATTAAATGATGTTAATGTTGAAACATTATCTTCAGCGCTTGTGGATTCAGAAAATAAACGATAGTTTGATCCTCTTACAGAGTCGGTTAACGCATGTCCTTCTGTTGAGCTTCTAGATTTAATCCATACAAAGTCAGGTTTAAACTGTGCTTGATTTACAATAGTTTGTGTAGAACCATTACCTGTCCACAAATTAGCATCCATATACTTATTACCCTGTAATATAGTAGGGGTAGGTAGGTTATATGTGTTTAGTGCTACAAAGCCACTTGGTGCAGAATAACTAAATGGGCGTTGACCAAAGTTTAATTGATATAAATTACCTGAAAAGCCACAGCTTCCGCAACCACCCATTAAAGCAATTGTTAATAATTTATTTGCTAAATTTGTGTATGCAGCATTTGTTCCTGCTGCTGGGTCTCCACTTGCAAACCAAGTTCCATTTTTACCCCACCAAATTTTGCCGTTATCCATGTCAAGGGCAACCATACAAATATCTGTTGTTGAAAAACTTGAGCCATAAGAACTTCCTGGACCGCCAGTACCATTAATTTTATTTCCATTACTTCCATCAACATACCAAAAATTAGCATTTGTACTTGTATCAGCGTTCCATGTAGATGTTGCAACTGTCATATCTCCAACACCAGCTAATGGGTTTCCTGTTGTTGGGTTTCCAAATACTAATTCCCAATACCATTTACCTGATGACACACCAAAAGTTGCAGCAGCAGTTCTATATACACCACCAGTAGAGCCTACTTGAGCTTTTAAATTAGCCTCGCTAAGTGTAACGTTTGTAGAGCCAAATACAGGGTTAAGTGTACAATAATTACCCACAGTTGCACTTGTATTTGTAGGACTATCTTTCATAGCATCATAAGTTGTGCCTGATGTTACAGATATGTTATTAGTAGTCCAGTAGTTACTATTTCCTGAGAAGTCTTTACCTAGACCTGCATTAGAACCAGATGTAGTAGCTATGTCAGAGAATTTAAGGTAGAAACCATTGGTGCCATATGTGCCAGAGTATGGTTTAGGTTTCCATGAGCCTGTGATTGTATCTGTTTCGCCAAATGATGATGGTGTTAGAGCTTGTCCGTCAATGAAGTTTACTTCTGCTATATAACCATCAATATATTCAACTGCTAATGGATATCTTCCAATGTTATGAATATTAGCAGTATTTATAGGGCTTACTGAATTGTTTTGTGCAGGATATGTAGCTGTTGCAAATGATGTAATTTGTGATCCATTTACATATAATTTTGCTCTATTAGAAGATGTAGATTGTGTTGAATCTATTGATAATACAATATGATACCAAGCAGAAGGATCACGAAATACTTGTGTTGTTGTTAGCAAAATAGTTTGAGAAGCTGACCAATAAGTATCTACAGTTAATTGATCACTTGCATTAAATGCAAATCTAAAATAATTACTTCCATCAATTCTAGCTGAAAGTATATCTTGTAAAACAGATAAAGTTCCTCGTTTTACCCAAGAACTCCATGTCCATGTAGTTTGATTTGTTGTGGATGCTGGTGTTCTATTAAGATAAGCAGATGCACTACTTCTAAAGCGAAGTGAGTTATTTATGTCATAGCCACCTGTAGAGATAGCATTACTATTATTTAGAATAGCCATTAAGCTAAAGCTCCAGAATTAGTTACGTATACGTTAGTACCATCTGTCCAATATGATAGAAGGTATGTGCCTGCTGCTGAAATAGTAGTAAGAGCAGTTGTACCTACTTTAGTTGTAGCTGCTGCTGTTACTGAATAACCACCTGTATTTACTAATAATACATAGCCACTTTGACCTGCTGTAATGTTAGTAAAAGTAAGTGCAAATGTTCCTGTAGGTGTACATTTAAAGTTATTAGTGACGTTCATATCAAAAGAACCGTCATTATCTGTGGTTACTGTACCACGTTGTGAAACTGTAAATGTTTGTAATGCGTTAGTTACAGCATTATTAGCATTATATGCCTGAACATCTGTACCAATTGCTAAACCTAAAAATGACCTTGCTGTAGCACCACCTGCACCTAATGTAGTTAAGTCTGCATCATAAGCTTGAACATCTGTACCAATAGCAAGACCTAAAGCTGACCTAGCTGAAGATGCAGTAGTAGAACCTGTACCACCTGCACCTACAGGAATAGTATCGCCTGACTCTGCTGACTGTAAGTCACGAATTTGAGCCATTAGTGTTCTAATAGCATTGTTAATATTAGAAGGTGCGCAACCCTCATCAATATTAATACCTGCAATGTCTGTGTTTAAATTTGCGCCAGCACTTGTGGATGCGTACTGACTAATCTTATTTTTTGCCATAATTGTTCCTTAAATTTGTTGATACCACGTATTACTACTTGAACTTGTTTCAGTCCATGTGTCTGAACTTGGAGATATATCAGTCCATGAACTTGCACCTGCTGTTATTTCTGTCCAAGTATCACTACTTGGTGTTACAACATTCCATGTTTCAGAGCCAGGTGTAATAGGAGTCCAGTTTTTACCTTGTATAATGCCATTAGCAGTTATTGTTGCGTTGCCTGTGACACTTCCTACGCCATATAAAATAGCGTTAGGAGAACAAGTAAGAAGTGCTGTTCCTAATATACTTGCATCACCTGAATACTCTACACCACCTAAAGCTGATAATGTGGCATAGCCTGTAATATTGCCTGTAGATGTTCTAATTCTTACACCATCTGCTGTGACAGTTGCACTACCTGTGATAGATGCGTCACCTAATTGGATACGAATACCATCTGCTGTAACTGTAGCGTTTCCTGTAATACTACCTGTGCTTTGGTAGATAGCATTACCTATTCCTGTTAATAAAGCATAACCTGTAATAGCACCACTAAATGATACAATCTTATTAGCTTGTGCTGAAACACTTGCTTCACCTAATATACTTGCAGAGTCAAATGTAATTCTAGTAACATTTGCTTCTAAGTCTGCATTACCTGTAATATTTGCAGAAGATGTTAATATTCTTGAAACGTCAGCAGTAACAGTAGCATTTCCTGTGATAGCACCACTATCCGTTCTAATGCGTATTGCATTTGAAGTTACAGTAGCGTCACCTGTTATACTTGCATTACCTGTTAATATTCTTGTACCATCTGCTGTTACAGTAGCATTGCCATTAATAGAGCCACTATCTGTTCTTATACGTATTGCGTCTGAAGTAACTGTAGCATTACCAGTAATACTTCCTGTGCCGACTAATACTCTTACAGCATTTGCAGTAACATTTGCGTTACCTGTAATTGCGCCACTATCAGTTCTAACTCTAATAGCATTTGTAGTAACTGTAGCATTGCCTGAAACTGAACCTGTAGCTAAATTAAAACAAGCACCAGTAGTCCATATTGGGTCATCTAGTGAGAATGGTAAGTTATCTAAACTACCAAAATAATCTAACTGGTCTAGTGTCCATGGACCACATATTGTAGTGCCATTGTTATAAAACGTGTTATCTAAACTATATGGTACATTTTCCAAGCTACCATAAACGTCTAGTTCTTCTAGCGTCATTGGTACTGGCATAGTTTACCTTAAGCTAATGTTACAGATAAGTTGCCTGAAGCAATTTTAAATATGTCGCCTGAGTCAATAGTTTTTGCTGTGTCTAATGCTGTATGGTAAAGTAAATTACCTGAGCTAGATGCGTCATTAATACCAATCCAGCCAATACTTCCCCATGAAGCTGTTGCTTGAGGGAACTCTACTGCTGCACTATTTGTTGACACGCCATTAGAAGGTGCGCCAAATGTGACTGATGTTCTAGCGTATGAACCACCTGATACTTCTGTACCACTACCTGCGTCTGTAGGGTCTGAAGTCCATAGTGATACATAAACTGTTGCTGGTGATGTATATGTTGTGTTTCTTAGAGTAGCATTGATAATTGCATTTTCTAAATAGTTACTAATTTCTGCCATTTTGTTTTCCTTATCGTGGTGTTACGTTTAATGATGTATATGGATATGTTTGACCCAAGTCGCTTGTCTTAATGTTAGCAATTGCTCTGTCATATAAAGCTGACCATGTTTGAATACGGTTATCATTCATCAAGTATGGCTCTGCTTCTGCTAGAGTTGCGTATAATAAAGCGTCTGGGTAATTAGCTAGAAATAAGTTACTAGCTGTTGTTGTTGATATAAATGTAGGTTGTGCATAGTATAGAATTTGCACAGTTTGTGAACCATTAGGAACAGGAGCAAACTGAAATTCAGAACCTAACATTGTAAAAAATACAGAGATACCTGATGTAGTTGTAAGACCGTCTTTAAAGAATAAGTCTGGACTTTGATAAGCTACACGAACTACAGGGTTACCTTGTATATGTATTTCTCTAACTTCTAGCATGTCACTTGGTACTGCTACAGTTCCATCACCTGAAGTAATAGATGCAGTAGCTACCTTTAGCATCTTTTCAGTTCTTAAGTCACGTGACATTCTTGTTTGTGCTAACTGAATGAAGTCAGGTATTTGTGAACTTAAGTCTGTTCGTGCTAAGTAGTTCTCTACTACTGTCACAAAGCTAGTATAGTTGGTAAAAGCCATAGTTATCCTTTTTTAACAAAGAAGATACAACCGTTAGTCATACCTACTTGCTTAATTATTTTAAACCTTAATTTAATTTTATCTTCCCACCATGATAGTGGTTGTTGAATTAGATGTGCATTACGTCCATCTGGTAGAATTTTAGACGCTGGACCTGTATGTATAGTAAATAGTCCAAATTTCATAGTCACTCTTTGTAAGTCATTTAGAACATTGTCTAATAATTCAGGCTCTATATGCTCCAGAACGTCAATACAAGCCACAAACTCTGTTGGTTCAGGGGTAGATGACCATAATTCATTACTTGGCTCATACGGAGTGTATTTTACATCTACTGTAAGAGCATCTTTTAGTCTACATTTACCTGCACCGTAGTCTAATAGATATCTTATTTTATTTTCTTTTATGATTAAGTCTACTAATGGTGCATAAGCTACACTTGCTACACCATAATTGGCATCTTCATGCAGTTTTGACTGCATTTCTCTGTATTCGTCAGATATTAAGTTGCTCAATGACTTCTTTCCATGTTTTATCGTCTTGGTAAATGAGTCTCATGTGTCTATA